TATGATTTAGATTTAACTTCCGTAACTTGGCCAACTGAACCTTCATAACTATGTCATCAGAATTAAGAGTCGATAAAATTGTCCCAACTAATGGTGTTCCCACTGGTGGTGGAGGTGGTATAATTCAAGTTGTTCATTCATCAGCAACAGTTGAAACATCACAATCAAACTCAGGAACAACTCAAACTACTTTAACTGATACTGGTTTGTCTGCAACTATTACTCCAAAATTTTCTACTAGTAAGGTATTAGTTCTTGTTCATCAGTCATATCAAATAGATAATGGCAGTAATGATGTTCAGTTTCAGATAAACATGTTATTAAGAGATGGATCTAATAATGTCTTGCATGGTGGAACGGGATATAATGCACTTAGATGGAAGACTATGACTGCAGCCTCTAATATCTATCATTTAAATTTTTTACATTCACCCAACACGACTAGTGCTTTTACATATAAAATGACAATGAATTATTATTTCATGGGTTCTGGTAGTGGAACTTTAAAAGCTCAACGTGATGATCAAGCAAATACCCAAAGTGAAATGACACTGATGGAGGTCTCAGCATAATGTCAGAATTAAGAACCAATCGAATCGTTCCAAGAGATGGACTTGTATCTGGTGCTAGTGGTGGAGTCATACAAGTTGTTCACTTTGCTTTGGCAACTGGTTCAACTGTTACTGTAAATAGTTCTACATTTGTAGACGTATTAACTGCATCCATTACTCCAACAAGATCAGATAGTAAAATTTTAGTTCAAGTAACAAGTGCTCCAAAAACAAATGGTTCATCCTCTAATTTTCAATTTGGCGCTCAAATACAAAGAGGTAGTACAACTATAATGTATGATAATGAATATTTACAAATGAATAATGGTTATGCTCCAAACGCATTTACTGGTGCGTACACTGTTTTAGATAGTCCTGCATCATCTTCATCTTTAACTTATAAATTTCGTTGTAAAGAGGTATCTGATGGTAGAGAACTGTATTTTGAAAATTCAACTGACAATACTGGAAACTATTATAATAAACACACTATGACCCTGATGGAAATATCAGGCTAAATAATTAAAAGGATATACTAAAAGAATGAGTACCCTTAGAATTCATGGTATTGAGGCAAAGTCAGA